CCAGTTAATTCTCCAGATATGGTATCTGCAGTACTAGTTAATGTTAATCCAGTTATTACATAACTGCTGTAACCACTTAAGAAACTATTAGTTGTATAGTAGTTATTTGGACCTAATACAACTTCATGTAATTTTATAAAACCACTTGGTATCGTAGGAGTATACTGATAAGTATTCTGCAAGCCTAATAAACTAGCGTATCCTGTGCTTTCTAGTGCATTTATTAGATCTTGGTCTATAATACTACCATTATTGTCAGATACGCTGCCTGCAAACATTTCAACACTGCCGTTAGCTTGTATGGCAAATATATATTTTCTATATAAACTCCAGCTTTTAGGACCATTATCACCAAGAGGTATACTTAAACTACCAGGAGCTTGTAATCCAAATATTTTATTAGTAGTAATACTATAACGTAATTCATTCTGATTAGCTGGAATATCTACTGTATTACCAGGGTCTCCATAACTGCTAGGATAGCAAGCTATTGCAAAACGAACTTTGTGAGCATAACTATTACCGCTTTCGGTATTTATCATGCGCAAGCCTTCTGGAAAATTAATAGCAACTTTAATGTTAGTTGCGGCTTGCGTAAACGTAACAGTAGTCCAAGGGTTACCTGTTGTACTGTTATTGATTAATTCTACTGGGCTTGTTGGCAGTTGTTGTACATCGCTAGGATAATAATTGTTAAAGGCTTCTCTTTCAGAGTCGGTTTCTAAGTCTGAGCCGCTTAAGGTTAATTGTACCTTTCTGTCGCGTTTAGTAGTATCTTGATGTAAGCTACTTAATTTTGTAGCACCTACGCAAATACCTGCTTCATCTACCCATAGTGGGCCAAAACCCCAAATAATGATTAAGTGTAGTAGGCTAGTAGCAGTTAATGTTTCTAAGTATGGTGTAGCTCCAAGTAATCCAGTAACACGAGTTTTTCCAAGCACAACTGGTATTGCACCAAATGGATTAGCTTGATTTTGTGTACCACTAAACATATTAGTAGGTATAGCTTGTCCTGGATCTTTTGGTGGTCTAATAGGAAACGCTGCATTTACAAGTGCCATACCAGCAAATTGTATTGCTAGTGTTCCGGCTATTTTAAATCCTGCAGATGCTATAGTAGTATTAATACCTAACTCGCCTAATGCTGCAACATCAGCTCCTGCAAATTCTATTGCTGCTCCTAACGGGCCCCCTAAAGCGGTCGCAGCAATAATTATAGCAATACTAGCTACAGTACGCAGCCCTTGTCTGCCTTGTGCTACTATTTTATAATTTACTACCTGATCTTTTTCAAAGTATGTTGTTTCCCATCGATCCCGTGGAACAGGAACTCCATCAATAGTAAGTATTAATTGTTTACTAAATCCTGCACTTAAATTATATTTAGTACTAATATAATTTGCAAATGCTTGACAGTTTGTTCCTGACTGAGCCAATTCTACAGCTTGATTCCACTGTAGTGGATGTGGACTACCTATAACAGTTAAGGGGCTTGTTTCAGTATATCTGTAGAATCCCTCTAGTCTATTAAACCACATAGGACTATTTATAGATTCAATTACACTATCTTTACCATCGCGACTATGTAAAAACTTTCCGCTATCAATGTAAACGCCTACATGACTAAGTTCACCCATGATTTTAAATAAGCACAAGTCGCCTGTTTGAGGGCTGGATACTTTAGTCCAAGTGTCTTTATAATAGTTAATGGCAGCTACGGCCTTAGGGTCATAGCTGCCATCATATAGTTCTGTATAGCTAGGTAATTCTATGTTTAGTTCATTTTTATAGAATAATCTTGCCAGTCCCCAACAATCAATACCTTGTTCGTTTCTACCGTTCTCTTGGTAAGGTAATCCAATATATTTATTATAATCCATTAAAATAATCCCGGAAAATATAATGGTGAAAATGTAAAGCTAGGAAATGGTTCTCTGGTAAAATTAATCATTTCTAGTTGTAGTTGTATACTTTCTGCGCTATAAGTAGCCCCTACAATATAAAACTTTGAAAATTCTGCTTCTGGAACTGGCCCAACTAAATTACTAGATAATACTAAACTTATGGTTACTTGTGTTGGTTTAGTTAAATATTTTCTTATTAGTGTAATTGCTTCAGGGGTTACATAATTAATTGTTATACTTAAGTTTCCTACACCAGTTTCTTCTTCGCTTGGTAAATTGATTTGCATTGGTATAAACCAATAATCTTTCCCGGCGTAGGTAACACCATACATAACCTCTGCGTCATCTGTATAACCTTCTAGTGTTTCTAACTGTTGTGTAGACCATCCGCTAGTAACACCAGTTAATCTACCAGTAAAACTATCAGCTAATCTAACATCGTCTGTTCCACCATCAGGATCTTTAATTGTTAATAATGTAATTAATTGATCCTCTGTTTCTGAGGAAAACATAGCTTTAATGGCTGATGCTGATAAGCTGTTTAGTCTACTCATGGTAATATTTCAAATTGTAGGTTAGTTTGCCAGTATCCAGGCGCGCGATACTGTAGTGAGAAAAATTGTCCATCACCTTGTGGAACTAGTCTACATTCAACTGTAGTTCCAAGTCTAGGATGAGTAAAATTAAATCGCTTTACACCTAATAGTGTATCATTTACAAAAGTTTCCAGTGTTTGAGTTTGTGCTGTTGTCATTATAAAACTAAGTGCCATAGTAGTGGGCCGGCGACTACGTAGTCGCTGTTTAGCCGGCCCTGCATCCATTGGTGATCTTAGTATATTTATACCAATATTTTCTGTAAAATCTTTTTGAGGTGATTGAGGTAATCCTACTGGCCAGGTTATGTTAGCCATACTATCTCCTTCCTACCATTGAACTTATGCCATACGTATTAGTAAAAGTTCTTTGTAAACTACTGTTTGTACGGCTTAACTCTCCAGCAACCATGTCACCAACAGTAACTTCTATTCGTCTATTACCTCTAGCGTCAGTTGTTTCTTTTGCTGTTGCTTTTTCTGGACTGTAATTATTAACTACTATATCCACATTTCCTTGATTACTACGTACACCAAGATTACCATTACTATCGCGTTTTAATGGCATAATTGCTTCTGGTCCTGCTTCACCCATTACACCTATACCTTTTGCAGCTTTAAATACTGTAGGACTATTTACTATTGAATTAGTAAAAATTCCTCCTTTGGCATATTTCATAATACCTTGATTATTAAAAGCATTGCCCATAGCACTAAAGCCAAAAAATGAAGCTAAACTTGCTCCTACTGCCGTACTTCCACCAAATAAGCTAGTAGCAAATTTTTGCATTTGCATTTGCAAAATAGTTCTGGTAAAGTCTAATAACATACTATTCATAAAATCTTTGAAACTAAACTTACCAGTTTGTATAAATGACAGCATTGCATCCGTCATCTTACTAAATTGCTGACTCCACGTATCACCTAATTTTGTCGCACTATCTGTTAATGTAACATTTAATCCTAGGATTGTTGATTGCTGATTTGATAAGTTAATAGCTGCAGTAGTAGCATCCTGGTATCCTTGACCAATAGCAGCTCCACGGCTTATAAAGCTAGGTTGTCCCGCTTGAGGCACTGGGCCAAACTCACTATCTGCACCAGGTGCGGCAGCCATATCTCTTAATAGTTGTAATGTAGCGGTATTTCTAGTACTAGTAGCCTCTAATATAGCTTTTTGTAAAGCTAATTCATTTCCTATTTGTTGTAAGCGTAAATTACCTAATCTATATTCTTCTGTAGATAGTTGACCAGAATTATTTTTAAACTCAAAATTTTCTCTTTCAAAGTTTAGTTTTTGTTCTAGTAGTGTTAAACCGGCTTTGTCAAGTTGTTGTGTTCTTTCTTCCGTTGCAATTACCTGGTCCAGGAATCTATTAACTTCAGTAAGATTTAATTGTTGTAGAGCTTCTTCACCTTTAGCAGCTAGTTCAAATAGAGCCTTTCTACTATCAGATTCTATTTTTGCTAAATTTTCATTATATGTATTGGTTAGCCTTTTAACTAATGAATCATAACTTTTTTGAGCTTCTGCTAGCTGATCTCCAGTTTTTCCTTTTATATCTTCTGCAAGAGTTAATCCTGCGGCTTTTAATCCACCTTTAAATCGTTCTCTTTCAATTTCTTGATTTAAATCACGTAATCTTTGCGTTAGTTCAAATCTAGCTCCTTGACCACCAGGACCTTGATCTGTTATTTCATTAAGTTGTCTATTTATACTTTCAGCTTGACGTTGTAAGCTTTCTACAATATCTCTAGTACTTAAATCAACCTGAGTAATGGCGCCTTTTAATAATTCTTGCTGCTTTTGATTAGCAAAACCAGTTCTAGCAAGTTGTGCTCCCTGTAGCTGTTGAACTATAGCCATTAATGTTGGATCTTGCTTAGCTAATTCACTTAATTTAGTAACATCAAGTTTCGCAACCGCCTTTTCTACTTCACCAGTTCTAGAAATACGTTTTTGCAGCTCTGTTTGTCTTTCCTCTACAGCTGATTCTAATTGATTACCTCGATCTTGTGCATCTTTATAAAACTGTAGTTCTCTAAGATCGGCATCTCGTTGAACTTGCAGTCTTAATAACTCTATGCCTAACACAAGTTTTATATTACTATCTGATAGCTTACTTTGAATATCTATAGCTTTTATAGCTAAATCAGTTTGACGTTTTGCTATTTCTACCGTTTGCTCTTTATATGTACCAACTATAGCTTGTTGTTGTTGAACAGATAACTGCTGTAGTCGTAATTTAAAATTAGCTAAACTAGCATCTATTTGTTTGCTTACACTATCCTGAATTAATCTGCGTGCAGTACCAGATATTTCTTCCATTCTACTATTTAGTCCGCCTAGTTTAGACTTTGCGTCCTCTATAATTTGTGGTAGTTGTGCTAGCTCGGATCTTTTTTGTTGCTCATCACCAGCAAATAATGGCCCACTTGCTAATTCTTTTTGTAGCTGTTTTAGTCTTGTTTCGCTAGTTGCTAAAGTTTTATTATAGTTATCAGATTGCGTTGTTAAGTTTTTATACTCTTCAACCAATGGAGCTAATGTTAATGCCGTTCCTGGATCTAAGAATTCTAACCCGCCTTTTTTAGTTAATTCGTCCATGGCTCCGCGAGCACCAACAGTATCATCTAAAGCTTTTTTAAGTGCTGCTGCTTGTTTAATGGTATTACCTAAAAATACTGTTAGCGGACTATTATCTCTGGTAGCATTAGCTAAATTTTGAAAAGCTGTTTCAGTTGATTTAGCAGTTTCACGTACATCTTGTGTAACTGCTTGCGCATCTTTTAGTGCTTTTTTACTATTTTGAATAATAGTTTGTACGCCACGACTAAGCTCTAATAACTCCTTATCACGTAAACTAGTAGTTAAACTTTTTAGCTTTTCTGTTAAGCCTTCCTCTGATAAATCTGTAGTATCTAATACTTTTCCTAGCTGTTCCTGCAATGAGTTACGCATTTCGCCTATTGGCATTGCCTGAATCGCACTAGTTACACTATCTACTAAATTTTCACTTAATTTTTTAGATCTTTGGCCACCCCAAAACACAGCTAAAAAATCTTTTGTTTTATCTATCCAACTGCTTAGCTGGTCAGATTTAGCAAATGCTTTATTTACTCTGTCTAGACTATCTGATATGTTTTCTACGCTATTAGCAAATGCATTAATACTATCAACAGTTAGTGCATTTTTGTATTTTTCTGCTACCATAGTAGCAGTTTTAGTTGATTCTTCTAGGGATTGTATTGCGCTATCAAAATCTTGTACAGCTTTTTTATTTTTACTAAATAATGTATCTAGTACTAAAAATGCAGCTGTAATAACTTCTGCTATTAAAAGTGCTCTGCCTAAACTTGCACCAAGTATGCCAACAGCACTGGCGGCGGCTATCATCCCACCTTGAGTTACAGTTACAAATTTACCTATTCTGCCTAGATCTTTATCTGCTTGTGCTTTGCCGTATAGTTCTTTAATACCGCCAACAAAACCTTTGCCTTCTACATCACCAGTAACTTCACTTAATATACGAAGTCTAGCGGCCTTGCTGCGAGCTTGGTCTCTTATTTCTTCACGCTGCCATAGTTCTGACAATACTCGTGCACGTTTTTGTAGTCCCTCTTGTAAAGTATCGTCTACACTAGCCAAGGCTTGGCTGCGTTCTAATACTAATTTCTGTGCAGCAGCTACTTTATCCATAGCTACCGCAATTTTTTGCTTGTCAGCTGATTCACTTTGTGCAAATTTTGCACTAGTTTCTTGCAGTTTAGCTATACTTTTTTCATTGCCAACATCTTCACTAGTTGCTTTACCAAACCACTTACTGCCAGCAACACGTTTATCCATGCCGCCAGTAGCACCCAGTAGTTCCTGTTGTGCAGCTTTAAGTTGTTGCTTGGCCTTTTGCAGGTTTTGTTCTAGGGCGGGGATACCTAGTGCGCTTTCTTGTCGCTTTATAAATGCTTCTTGAAAACTTCTGTTAATTAATGTGGCTTTTTCCGCCGCATCTTCAGCAGCTGCTTTAAGACCTTCTCGCCACTGTCCTAGTGCTGGTAGTGCTGTTTTAGTAATTTTAATAGCTGCTAAACCAATAGCGGCTGCAATTAAACCAGTATT